GTATCAGCAATAGTAGTCATTATCTAACCTTAACTATTGTGCTTCTACGTCTACTTCTACGAACTGATTGGTAACTCCATGCTTTTTCACCATCTTCTACAGTACCGTCGCCGTCCGCATCATACCAATCTGCCAAAGCCAATAATTCATTGAATATATCATTGAATTTGTTATCATAGTATTGAATCTTGTTCACTTCTGCAGACTCTTCAGTTGAAAAATCAGCAATAAGTGGTAGCATATACTCTTTTAGACAATAGTATACACACATGTCTGTGAAGTCTTGCTGTCGAGACTTGATTCTGTCTGGATTAAAGTCGGGTAGCAGTGCAGGGTTGCTGACGCTACTACCCACATAACCTTGGTATCCAAACCACCATGATGATGCTTTGATTTTGACATTGATGCGATCGGTTGATTTCTGAAGCATGTCCTCGACAAATTCCGTTACATCAGCGAAACCTGATTCTTCTGGAACTGTCAATTCATTTGCTTCAAGTACTCGTTGGTCTTTCTGTACAAGATCTGTGTACTCTGCGTAACTTACTACTGAACCGTCAACCGTTATAAATGCCATTACTAATCCTTATTAAGCGGCGTCTGGTAAGTTATTGCTTCTAAAGAACATAACGCCAGCGGCCTGTCCAATTAACCCTTGCATTAATGCACGGTTACCTACTTCTGAAAGTGAACCAATTGCTGAACCGCCTGCTAATGAGACTTGTTCGTTGATTTCATATTCGAAAGAAGGATCTATAATTGAAACATACATACCACTACCAAAATCAGTTGGTGCGTTTTCACCACGTAATTGAGCTACTGCTTTAGCAACTGCTACGAGGTTAGCCGCGCCTGTGCCGATTGTGCTGTGACATGTAATTGGGTTAATAAAGTTACCACGTAAAGCCGCAAAACCGTTTCTCACAGTACCACGGAATTCGTGTACGTCTGTGTCTGGGTTATACCATACTTTAACCATTGGCTCTCTTTTTGAAGCATAACCTAATGCTTCTGGTGACATAACAAAGTTAGTTGTGAAATCGCTGTTAGCACCACCTTCACCTGTGTCGGTTAAAGTTGCGCCTGCTTTAGCCACTGCTAAACCTGCTTCGTCTGTTGCTTGTGCAAGACCACCTGCTAATCTATCTAAGACAGCACGTCTTACTAATTCGATACCACCATCTTCTAATGCTTCTTCATTAACGTCAGTAGCGACACCTTTTTTGGTAACTGTTACGTTAGCCTCTGTTGGGTCGAAGTCTGAAGTAGCCGCTGTTGCGATACTTGCGCCTTCTGTCACTGTGCCTGCGTTAACATAGGCATTAGTTAATGGCCATCTGACGTTGTTGCCAGATGATCCCTCAATGCTCATAGAGTTGAGGATAATCTGTTGGTTAGGTAAAAGAACTGCATCCATGTAATACGGTACGAGATCGCTTACAACGGAAGTATATAGTTCTGATACACCACTACTTGATGTTGCCATTGTATTCTCCTATAATTGACAATGTTTATTTTATTCCGAGCTTCTCACGACGTTTTGATATTTGTTTTTTTACCATTGCGTCTGTGATATTCTCTCTACTTTTATTTTGATACTTGCGTAATTCTAAATACGCAGATCTGTATTCAGCATCGGTGTTAACACGGTTGTTGTCAAGTGGTGCATTTTTTGCACTGCTGACATCTGTTGATGTTTCACCATACTGTAAATCAACACCCTTCTTGCCAAATTGTAGACCAAGGCTTTTACCAACTGTTTCAACCGCTAAGTTGTAGTCTGGTGTTTCGCCATCTGTGGTTAGATATGTTTCACCATTTCTAATTGCAAATGTGTCACCCTCAACTGCTAACATGTTGCGAGCCTTCATCAAATCAATCACTGCACCTTTTTGGTCTGCTGACCAGTTACCTGGCATAGCACTTTGCAATTGACTCATATGGTCTTTCAATAACAAGTCTGTTCTTAGAGATTTTACTTGTTGCTGTAGTTCTTCAACAGTGGCTTCACGTTTTTTAACTGCATCTCTCAATGCATTTACGTTTAGGCTACTGCCTTCTTCGGTTGGTGTAGTCTCTTGTAGAGTCTTTACCACGCCTTTAACTGCATCAATGCTGTCTACGTTAAGTTCATTCAAAAAATTTGTTTCAACTTCACGTTTGGCATTTGCCGCAATTTTGTTTGTGTCGTCACGTGTGTAAACACGAACGCCATCTACAAACAACTTATTTTCTCTATATTCCACAGACGGTGTTGTGGATTTATCAGATTTTGTATCTGTGACTGTATTGTCAACAGGTTGTGCGGAATCTGTAACCGGTGCTGTATTCTCGGACTGCACTGCCGTTTCTTCTTGGACTGCTTGTTCCATTTATTTCTCCTGTTTATCGCCGAAGTATTAGCGTATACTTTGGGGGTTAAATACCCCTCCTACCTAACTACCTATTTTATAGGCTGTTATTTGTGTATGAACCCTCAATCAATTGATCAAGACGTTCACGTAATTTGTCTCTCATGTCTTCTTTGAAGTTGCTTTCTTCTGCATCAACTCCACTACGCATTTCCATACGCATTTCTAATTCTTGATGCGTTGCAAAAGGCATGTATGTGATCGAGCCATCTTCACGTTCATGTGTGTGGAATCCTGTTCCACCTAAACGTTGTGCTTCTGCTTCTGCCTCTGCCTGCGTTTCATAATCTTGAATTCTGTATTCAAGCTCAGCACCAAATGATGCTTCAAATTGGTCATATGCTGATATCAATAAGCCAATTTCTTTTAATTCGTTTTCTAAACCTTTTTGTGAATATAATCTGTTGTAACTCACAGTTAAATCATCAGGCATGTTTTCACCTTGCCATTCGAACCATGCAGGCCACAAGTAATGTGCTTCTACATTTTCCAGTGATGTTGCTTTCTTTCTAATGAATGCTTCTAATTTTGAATCGTACATTTCTATTTGAATACCACTTCTACTTGCTTTGATAAGTTCATCACTTCTCACCATTGCCAGATGATTCATTTTTTCGATCTTTTGATCTACCAACATACGTAATTCTTCAATGCTATCTAAGGGTGGTGCCTTAAATTCAAATACGTAGTTAGGTTGCCCGTTGAGACTGTTCTGTACATTAATTACAGCACCAGGCTCTGCTCCAACATTAAAGTTGTTTTGATTCAACGTTTGTTCATCACATATTGTTACTGGGTGAGCACCGTACGATATGCTACTGTAGATTTCTCCGTAGTCCCCATATATGCTTCGCTGAATCTGAGCAATATCAAAGATAGGCGTGTGCCCTATACCATTATAAATTTTGGTACTTTGATAAACGGGTCTTACGAACTGTAGGTGCCCGAGTTCATTCTCTTGCACTATTCTGTAAAACCCTTGTCCGTCTTCGTCCTCAAGGTACTCAGCACCTTCAGGAACGTCTATATCTGTGTCTTCGTCTGCAGGAATAAAGACTGTTTCAATTGTTTCTGGAGTCATGTATTGTAGTATTTCTACTTCTGGCTCGTTAGTAACACGTATCACAATCTTTTTGAGTTCGAGATCACCATCTGCACTGTATCCATATTGCCAATTGGTAACATCAAGTGGTGAATACATTCTCCAACGTGGATATTGTGCTCCTGCAGGTTTGATACAACTGACCCATACTACACCATATACAGTGCTGTATGTGTCTACTTTGCTCATGAACTCATTTATGCTCTCTCCTTCACCTGAAACATCTTTTATGAATGCGTCAACATCTGGTGATTCTGGTAATTGTCTTACAGGAGGAGTTCTAAATAATATTGCATTATATTCTGACACGTACAGTCTCGTGTAAGGCAAGACTGGTACGTTTTCTAATTTTTCTCTGTAGAATGAATCAAGGTAGCCTGAATCAGATGAATTGGCTTCTCTGCTACTGTTAACTTTGACTGCTGTTTTGTAGACTGCTGTTTGATTGCCACTGGCATCGATATCGTATGTGTTGATAACATCACTGGCTTCAGTGGTGTCTATTGCATACTTTTTGAGGTATTGACCATTGCGGTATTCAACACCACCATAGTAACTTTTTACTGCTAATTTCCAATCATCTTCATAACGTTCATACAGATCATGTGCAGATCTGATAAAACCGAAATAATTAAATTCTTTCGCCATATGTTTTCTCGAGAATAGTTATATAACTTTTGCGCCTTATTATTTATCAAAAGATTCCAAAATGGTTGACAAAAGTCGTTTTGTGTGTATAATTATACATGTTGAGATGGTAAACAAGGTTGTTTGCCTGTGGTGACTCAACTATAAACATAGATTATAACACATCATACAGTATAGTTATAATCCAGCCCAACTCGGGCGTGTGTTTTGTTTAGCCACATCAGAAGCCCTGTAAAAACAGGGCTTTCTTTTTTCTTGACAAAAGTCTACTCTGTGTTATAATTATTATTGTGAGTTGGCAATCCGGGTGGATTGTATTAGCACTTCTCACGTAGATAATGTTAGGCAACCAAATAAATCAGTAAGTCCTAACGATATCAATACTTAGTTGAAAGGTCCTCTTGGCGGGGGACCTTTTTTTATGTCAAAAATAAACCCTCATTGCACATCTGCTTTGAGGGCTTAATACTTTTACTACCGTAGTAGGCAAGTTAGGGTACTGATACTTATAACTTGATGGTTTCTACGTCAACAGTATGTGGATTATCAAAAGGTGATTTTATTTCTGTGCCACTGTTATCAGTTACAAATGTGGTATCTGAGATCATTTGTTCACTGTGATGTGATTCAATTTCTATACCGGCACGTTTCAACAATGCAATCATCTTTGGCATATCATGTATGCTGGTGCGATAACCCATGCTTTGTTCTATTCTGCGTTGTGCTTCTCTGTCGCCTTTAAGAGCCGCTGTCTTGTATTTGTGTATTGCTTTCATCTACTTTCTCCTTGGGTTTTAACATGTATGCTTCAATCATACCATATTTTTCAATCCATAATTTGATATTTGCTTGTAAATGGTGATCACCATATCCATACACAGTTCTATCTATGGTGGTCTTTTCACCGGGTTTGTTACGTGGATCTGTGTAGAACACAAATCGCATGTTACAGCCTTTTAGATCAGGATGTGGATAGAAGTATGAAGGTACTTTGCCTGGTGTGCCATCTTCATTTACTCGTGGATACATCGAATACTCTCCCTTGTGGCAAATGACTCACATAATCATTAGTGACTTTAGGCATGCTTTGAATCATGCTGTATGTTGCATCCATGTTTGCTTTGTTTTCAAGTGCTTGTATCCACACACGATATTCTTTACTGTCGCTGAGTATGTGTTGAGCACGTTCTACTTCTGGTATGTTTTCCCATGCTTCTAATGCTTTGTGTGTTGTATCAAACGTGGTATAATTCAGTATATCACTCATCGTCTGACTCCTTGTCACTGTCTTTGTTTCTATTAGCACCAAAGATTCTATCCCAGTTGTCTTTGTATTCTTGTGAATATGCTCCTGGTCTTGGCGCTGAACCTTTGCCACCATTGTTTGTGTAATGATGTCCAGGTTTTGCAATGCCTTCTTTGATGTCTCTGGCCTGTTTCAGTGCAGGATTGTTATTGATGATTTTCTCATTCTTCTTCCACTGACTGCTGTTGGTTTTAGGTATTTTAGAATCTGACATGTGTATCTCTCTTTTTTACTTCATTGCCATATCCTGCAAACAGTGACAATATTGAGGCTATCATCCACCATGGTGAAATCAATCCCAACATCACACCCCATAATACGGATATGCCTGTTAATGTTAAAGTATTTAATGCACTGGTCATATGAGTGCTTTCCTTGTTAAGACTTTCTGGTATCTTCACATCTTTCTCCTAATTTTGCCTACATTGGCTATTTGTTGTTTTACTGGATATATATGATTTATCAAATATCCAATTGCGTCATTCAAATGATCGAGTCCGCTACCTTTATCAGGTTGGCGTGTTCCCTCTTTGTATGTGTGTTTTCTTAATGCATCTATTATTTTACGACAATTTGGTGATATTGTCAACCGAATATTATCAGCCTTTAACGTGCTGTTAACTGCACCTATTCTGTCCTTAACAGATGGATTAACTGAACCCACACGTAAATCCATGCCGTGATTCTTCAGTATGATATGGTCAGTAACGCCTCCTGCTGAAGTACGTCTTTGGGAACCAGCGGCATCTGGATATGCAATCATTTTTCTACCCGGATATCTACTCTGTATCTCTTTGCACATTTCTGCTGTGTCTGTGCCATATATTTCTACTTCATCAAATATGTGTATGCCTTCACTGTGTTGAAAACCAATCACAGCACAGCAAGGATCAACGTTGAAGTCAATTCCAATGTGTAAAGGTGTGCGTATGTCTGTTGGCGGTGCCATATCCACAATGTTGTGATCACCAAATGCATAGTATATAACACCTGAGTATTCCACAAAGGTTGCTTCATATTCTTGTTGAAAAGTTCTGCTGTCTAAATCTCTACGTGCTTGTGCAATTTCATCTTCACTTACATTGCCACCTTCAGCAGTTGAAAATTGCAGACTCCACCAATCTGGTAAATGTTTGGCATTGTTGTAAACATCATACAGCCAGTTACGTCCTTTTGGTGAACTGATTATAAGTGCAGAACCTTCTCTGTCTGACAGTGCTGGTCTTATAACTGCTGTCCATGCACTTTCATCTATGTCTGCGGCTTCATCTATCACCACATGATCCACACCCAATCCACGCATTCTATCTGGTGTGTCAGCACTGCGTAACATGATTATGCTGTTGTTTACCAATGTTATTTCAAGGTTGCTTTCGTTTATGCGTTTGACCCAATTCTTATCACGTAATAAATCTTTGAGATCACTCCACAAGATTTGTCTACACATAGCATGAGTTGGGGCCACATAAAGGCATTTTGAATTGGGCAGTCGTGCGTGTTTAGCCAGTGAGGCTATTGAACAGTATGTTTTACCACCACGTCTACCAGCAATAACTACTTTGAATCGACCTGGTGCAGTCAGTATTTTCTTTTGTATATCTGTTAACTTCATATCTCATTGCTCGACTCCTCTAACCATGGTAGCACCTGTGTGCTTTCATCGCTTATTGGATTTTCGCTTTGTCCCAAAATTTGCTTACCCATCCATATCAACATTGTTTTATCGCCACTGAGTGCTACTTCAATTTGTTTCTTGCGTAGTCTCTGTTTCGTAATAATGCGGTGTTTTATAATGATATCACGGAAATTGTCCATGAACGTTTGTAATGGCACATCAAAGAAGTCTGCCATTTCCTTGTTTGTGCAGTGATATTCTGCGAGTTGAGCCACTTGTTCTTCTGGTATAACTGTTTTGTTACGGCCTACAACACGACCCACAACGGTTTTTTCGCCGTATTTGACGTTTTGTACTCGATAATGTTTGTCTGGTTGGGCCTCTTCTGGGGATTTGTTTTCTTCAGTCATATAATATTCCTGTAATCAGTGATTATCGCCACTGTGAACGTATTAGATTAATTATTTATCTTTTTGTGATACTTTGGTAATTCTCGCCAGCCCACACATGCATACTTCTTGTAATTGGTTTTGTCATACTTGATGTAATACAGTTCATCTTTGTATACGTGATAGTATTGCTGTTGCTTGATGTTCATCTCTGCTATTTTAGTCAATATGTGTGCTATGTGAGGTGGTATATCATCTCTGGCGATCCAACGGTTAATGAATCGCAACAAATGATCTGCATTTATTTTGGCATTCAACAGCCTTTTTCGGTGTTTGTCTGTGATCATACAAAATATTTATAGACAGCCATAAAAAAGCCCTCAATAAAGAGGGCTTTAACACGATAACAGAGGTTTCCCTCTTCATTATATTATTTAGGAGACCAATTATGTCTACGACATCATTGATCGTTACAGTATACTGTAACAATATTATTTATCTACCCAATAATGTGTTGGTATGCGAACATGAAATTCCTCAGGCACATTTTTGTTGATTTCTGAGACTTGTGCTGTTACCAATCTGTGATTCTTAACCAATTGCCACAAGTCAGAGTTCTCCAATACCTGCTGTATTTTATCCTCTGCAGGTAGACTTTGCCATTTCTCTTCTACTGTTATTTGTAATTCAAATTTCATGTTATCTCCTATTAGGTCAACCAAGCACTTCGTGCCAGTTGTTATGTATCGCAGTTCAATTGCTCACTTTCGTTCGCTTGAACCACTCACATAAATTACTTCGTAATCAAACATTGTAGAGCGAAGCAACTTTGTTGCTGAGCGTAGACTTGATACAGATTAATCAGTCAGAAGGAACCAACACATGGTTCCCTCAAAAAAAAGACTTGATACGAGTAGCACAGTCTTCAGGAAGTAGGTATTTGTACATCAACGCAATGGATCTCTCTCTCACTCCACACCTACAGAGGCATGCTTTACAGCATTGAGAACTTCGTTACCTTGTATGTTCTCTGTTTATGCGTTATGCGATGTTTTTTCGACTTCAACATTAGTCTATAAGAACCAATTGAGTATCTTTGTTTTCACTCTCAGACTCACTTCCTTTTTTCAGGATAGTCGCTACACAATGCACGACGGGAGTTGATCCTTATGTTACGTGTGTCCTTCTCAGGGGACCTTTTACACAGCGGAATTATCTATCTGGCCCGCTAACCTTATGTGTTGATTATAAAGGGTTCTGTATAAGTTGCCATAACTATTATTATATATATGATATTTATAAAATATCTTTATTTTTTGGTCAAATAATACCAAAAGGATAAATAATATTTGAGCATTGTTGTAAATCACTCTCAATATTTCATACTACTCCAACAGTATGTGATCCTAAACAAAGTTGCCATATTTTGTTCCCTAAGTGATTTTCTTCATAGCACATCTATAGAGTGGCCTCTATAAGTTCTCATAACAATGCTCACTCTTAACTCATATATAAGAAAGTCCGAACCCCTCGCAAAGAGGGGTTCTTTTTATGCTTTGCAAAATTTCAGTTGCAATGGCATTTCATTTTTACCTGACTTGCCATAGCCTAATCTAAATTCTTTTGGATATTGTGTATAACACACATTCATTACTTCAAACACAAAACGTATTTGATTCAATTGTTTTTGTGTGAAGTCAACATCTGGATTTCTACCTTTATTACTGAGATATCCTGCTACAAGACTGTTTAGGCTGTTGTATGTTTCACCAGTGATTTTTTGATACTGTTTGCCCATGGGACCACAATCTTCCATTGGTTGATAAAACATCTTCCACAGTTCAGGATTTAAGAATTGCAATTGAGCAAAGTCTGCAAGAAATCTCTGCATGAATTGGTATATGTAATCTCTATCTTCCTGATGCAATTTCACATACTTTCTGTTGCCTTCTGCAATTACTCGTTGTGTGTACCATATGGTTTTAACACCATTTTTGATAGTGCTCATTGGTTGACGTTGATATGAACTGCGTTCTACGTATGCTTTGGTAACTGTGCTCATTGTGATTTCTCCAATTTTTCAAATATTGCTTTTTTGCCAGCCAATATACCATCTCTGATCCAATTGCCTTTATTGATTATGTGATCTACAGCACTGTCAATGGTTTCACCATTTAACAAATGTTGTACTAATTCATATCTCCATGATGTATACATAGGGTGTAGTTGATGTAACCAAGCAGATGGTTTTGTGTATCTGTTTGATTCACTCCAATGTTTGTCTGCATACTGTCTACCCATATTGTGTGTATAAGCATTATCAAGATATATTGTGCCCAGCTCTCGCAATCTCTTTTTGATTGTGACAGGATGACAGCCTAATTCATGTGCTAATTCACCAGTGGTTTTACCATACATGATTTCTTCCAATCCAGGCTTAGGTAGTCTCTGAAAGGGTGTGCCAAAGTTACGCACACGCATGTATATTGCTTCTGGTGATACACGTTCTTCTTTGGCAAAGTCTTTGGCATTCACACCCCATTTTTGTTCAAATGGATTTACGCCGTTTATTTTTTTTGATCTTGTTTGCATATCTATCTCCTTAATAACTGGGCTACACGTTTTTTACCTGTAGCAAGTGGGTTGTCTAATAAATCTATATAATAATCCATTACTTCTATATCTATATCACTGTTACATGCTTTAGAATATTGTAATGCTTTTATTAATTGTATTTTATTTTCGAATTCGATATGTGTAACAAAATCAATTTCTGAGTCTGTTGTTAAATCTTCATAAAATTTATCGTCCATATTTGTTCTCCTTTGTGTGTACAATATAATTATTATACACGTTTATTTAGCAAAGTCAAGCAAAAAAGGGCAAAAAACAGGTTCTTTTTAAGGTTATTTAGTTGTAATTATTTATGCTGTTTATCATTATTTCTCTGTTTACGTGTTCTATCGGCGTTGTTGGTTTGAATGGTGCCTAATTTTAGATGTCTTGGATTTATGCATATTCTATTATCACATTTATGCATAATAACATCTGAGGTTGTTAGTGCTGTTTTATTCCACACAGCATACACAAAGCGATGTAAAAAAGTTGATTTTGTAGAAAAATATTCTTTTGGTGGGGACTTTAGATTTATATAATTGTCGAATTTGTGAGGGCAATATTCCAAACAACCTGATTCGTTGTATGTGGCTCTTGCAAAAAATCGTGCAAGTCTGTGATTAACGTCCTGCTTTCCTAAGTTCACGGTTTACCCATGCAAGTGCTCTTGGACCACCCCATAGATAATATGCCATAATTGCTTTAGAATCTTCTATGTTCTTGCCTTGTTCCCTTGCTTCTTTGTAAGTGCTTTCCGCACGTTCGAGATAACTTCTCATGCGTACTAACGTGTTTATACTTAAATTATCACCTCTTGCAAGTTGATTTGCTCTTGCAACTCCAACTGGTGTGCCAGCACGTCTACTTGGTGCTACTTTTTTACGTGCTTCTAACGCCTTGTTAGCCGCTTGTTTTATGTAACTTGGTGCTACTGGCATACTTTACTCCGATCTTTGCTTATAACGCATCTGTGTGCGTTACATAGCCCCTATATTAGCCAACATAATGCTGATTAATGTTGTAACAGTTAACCCGAGAATCCACCAAATGCGATTGTCTAAGCGATCTAATCTATCGGTGAAAAATTTTCTATTGTCTTTGACATCTTCTTCAAGTCTGTGAATACAATCGTGAATATGTGCCAGATGATTGTCTTTGATCTGCTCAATCTCTCGGTGTAATTCTCGAGTTGTTATTCTGTTACTCGGCATCTTCACTATCTCTGCTACTTTCTTCATAATATCCTACATTCTCACGCAAATGTTCTAATTGTTCGCGATCTTGTTGTATCAGCACAGGTATAACGGTGCTGTTTTCTCCACCATCTGGATGTGAGAACAACCATTCACTGGTGGTGTCTATTTTATTCATGTAATCACATTTTGATTGTAGCCAATCCGAGGTTTTCTCTCTGCATTTGTACACAAATGCTTCATGTTTAACAGCAGGAAAGAATTTTCTCCATGTGTTAAACGTTTTGTCTCCGTACTCTACAAATAGTATGTTATCGTTCATGAATGCTCGTTTGCTCCAAGGGCAAACACCTTTAATTTTATTGAAGTATTGGGACCAATTAACCTCTTCTTGACCCTTTACCACCTCTTCTTGAACCTTTCTTTTTCTTTTTGTTTTTCATCGGTTTTCTCCTTCCTGTATATAATTCACTTATTCCTGCACTTGTTGTAGCCATGCTATGTTCCTACTCTGCTGCCAATGAGATCAATGATTTGTTTGATTATTTGCGGTGTAACAGTATCTACATCTAACATTTCGTATATTTCTGCTCTTGTTTCTTCTGTACAACCACTTATTGCTTCAACCACAAAAGACGGTATTTCACCTGTGTTTTTTATTGATCTATTAGTCATATAGTGCTACCACAAATGTATCCATATCGAATGTATCGGCACCTAACAATTTTTTACATGTTGTTTTTCTTTCGCCTTCTTCAAGGTTATCATAATCTGTGCGAAATTGCTCTGGTAACCATTCTTTGTGTAATTCAATTAATTGTTCTGACATATCTTTAATCCTCTGTTGCTCATTATGGAGCAAATGGTCCATGTCTCTTAGCAACATACATGCACTTACCGTTGTATGTGATAAAGTCTACAACTGTTACATCAATGTTACTTGAACTTAATCCACTGCTGTCACCTATGTTGGTTAAATCAGCGCCTTGACCACTACCATTAATGTTTTCTCTGATCCAATTAGTACCAACAGCATTAACAATATTGTCTTGGTCTCTGATAATTGTGATACTGCCTCTTTCACCATCGACACCCACGTTAGTAGGGTTGTTTAAGTTGACATCTCCATGCCAAACAACTTTTTGATGTAAACCATTGTGTAAATCAGGTGCATAGTCAGATGTAATTGTGCCTGCATCATAAATGCTGTTTACAACATTACCTGACACCAATCTGTCTACTTCTAATTTGCCCTCTGATTCTGTGCCTTTGCTGATTACAGCAGAATTAGAATTGTCTGTTTGCAAAGTTAATGTGCCACCTTGTGCAATGATATCTAATGGTGTATTATTTGCTGATGTAACAGAATTAACTCCTGTTAAATCGGCTGCCATTGTGATGGTGCCACTGGTTGTGATAGGACCACCTGATAGGTTAGTTCCTGTGTCAACGCTTGTTACTGTGCCGGAACCACCACCACCGCCACCTGAATAACCCAGGCTGGTCCATGATGTAGTGCCGTCTCCTATTTTAACGTTTCCAGTATCGGTTTCGTATCCTGGCTCACCGACCGCGAGCACAGGATTTTCACTTGTCCATTGACTGGCTACGTCTCTTCTATATTGTATGCGATTCGCCATTATGCGTTTCCTCCGTCTATTGTTCGATCAAACACAGATGAGTTAGCAAAGCCTCCTGATATATCAATGTAATTTTGATTATACAATGTGGCTCCTCCTGGTTCTGCGTTGATAAAGTTAATTGTGCCTATATACTTACGCAATTTATTCTCAAACAATGCATCTAATTCGGCCTCGAATTTTGTTGCAAAGTCTTCGAATTGTAAGTCGTTATTGGCATCCATTACCAGGATAGTATTGTTTGCTCCTGGTTCTTTAGGGAATGAATATGCTTTAGAGCTGTCTTCTTCATTACCTATGTTTAATTTGTCGTTTATAAATGCTACTGTGCTGTTTGCATCATCTGTACCTTCATTGTATGGGAAAGCACTGTTGATGTTTGCCGCAACTGCTGGTTGCATGGTTCTAAATGCAATTATACCTTGTGCAATTTCTGATCTTGTCTTAAATCCTCCGCCGGAGAAAGTACCTTGTGATATAACTTCAGTATTACTGGTATCTGTTCTATATAAAATACTACCTACTGAATGTGCCGCGGCACCTTCTGCAACTACTTGACTGGGATCTGATGTTAAAACATAATCTCTTTTACGTTGTATTTTACTGTCCATTACACCACTGAATGCACCATCTGCCATGATGAATGTGTTGGCATTTGTGTTGGTTACATTTGCAGTATCAAGTGGATTACTGTTACCACTTGGAAATTTGTTCATTGCAAAACGTGGTACAGAGAACAATGTGTTTGCTTGATCGCCCCATTGTCTTGCATTGAAACCTGTTTCAGAATTCAATGATGGTGCATAGTTATGATTCAATGCTACAGGAGCATAACCATCATAAATGTTTGTGCTGTTGTCTGAAAAGACACCAGGTGCTGGGAATCTATAAAAGCTCCGCCCGCCATCTGTTTGAAGTATATCACCACTGTTGACATTCAAGTCTCCTGCAATGTTGGTTCTCATATTAATATCAACATTACCTATGGTGTTATTAGCACCTGACACAACTGAATCATATGTTAATATATCTTGACCAAGATAGTCATCTCTGATTGTGAATGCACTATCTGAATATGTTGTCTTGATATCTTGATCACCAATTACATATGAGCTGAGTACATTACCATCAAGTGGATCTGGTCCCCAGCCTCCAGCGCCTTGTCCGCCGTCTACTCCTAATGCTACAACGTTTGCTAATGTGGTTAAACCTGAATCTGCGTATACTGCATACGTAGAGAATTGACCACTATAGTCGCCGCCACCTATATAAAATGTAACACCATTTAAGTTAGAACTACCATTACCTGTGAAATTTTGGAATGATATAGGAACACCAGTACCTGATATACTGCTGGTACCACGTGAGAATGATTCTCCTGCTTCACCTACATCAATTACCATACTGTCTTGAGCTAAACCAAAGAAGTAGCCGGGATATAATGCACCACCTGATGCTGGTATAACTTCTTGGAATTCACCACTTGGTATAGAATCTCTACTGATTATTGCATCTCCACCAATAATGTTTGTACTTGATTCTATGTTTGCATTTGATACAATCTCATAACCAAAGTTGCTGAGATCTGCTGTTGTTGCTTGATTACTGCCGTTACCTACAAATATATTACCATCATCCAAGTTAGGTGTAGCATTTGTTCTACCTGCACCTGTGATTGTGATCTTACCACCTGAACTGTTACCTTTGATGACTTTACCAACTGTTTGCAGTAATGCACTTTCTCCTGTTGGTTTCGTTGTGGTCAATGCACCTGGTGTTGTGCTAACAAATAGACTTTCACCTGTTGTTAAACCTGTGGTGTCATAACTTTCTAACAAACCATAAATTACAATATCAGTTGTGTTGGTTGCTGTTACTGGCTCTGTGGTTACACCAAACACAGGCATCTTTGTGGCATCATCTGCATCTGCTTTGCTGACTTCTGGATTATCTCCTGTGCCGCCACTTATGTATACAGCATCACCTTTTGCTAAATTCTCTGCGGCAA